TTTTTTGAGTTGCTTCTGACTCTTTGTTGTATCTATTAAAGAAATCAACTGCTTTCTGTTGCTCACTCGTGAGCTTTGAACCAGCTTTGATGTCTTCATAGTATTTGGACTTTTGCCCGTCCAGATGGGCTCTAGCGTTGGCAACTTGCTCTTTTAACGCTAATTTCTTTCTTCGTATATCTCTTTCTTCATCAACTTCTTCGTCATAAGAGAACGAATCTTCCATAAGGAAGTTAATTTCTTCATTTGTTAAATGAGGTTTTGTTTGTTTATAGTATTCATATAAGACATCATCGTCATTTAACTTACCGTAGTCTTGATTAAGTTTTACGTAATCATTTAAATCCCCACCAGTTTCTTCCATAAAGTCGACTAATTTTTGGATATTTTCTGGTAATGGTTTTCCAGTACTTTCAGCCTCAGCGATCGCTTCTTCAACTTTTTCTTCTGCTTCAGCTACTTCTTCTTCGGTTGAATCTTCAGTAATTTCTTCTAATACTGGAGTTTCTTGTGTTTCAACTTCCGGTTGTACTTCTTCTTGTTCTTGTGTGGGCTCGGTATTTTCAGACTCTGCAACCACTCCGCTGTCGTCAACGTTATCTTCTTTAGTTTCATTTTCTTCTGGTGTTTGTGGTTTGCTTAAATCTACTTTTATAACACTATCGTCTCCAGCAGATTCAAATTTACTTTCATCGACCTGTTCAGTCGTTTCTTGGGTAGTTTCTTCAACTACTTGCTCTTCTTTTTCTTCCATAATATAATATAATAATAATTAATAAATTTTAACTAGGATCAAACGCACCTAAATCAAATCCCCCGCTTAATATATCATTACCTGCGGATTCAAAGTTTTTAGGTGGTTTTCCACTATTTCTCTGTTCAATCATTTCGGATTGCTGTGTAGCTTGTATCTTTGTTCTTTCGTCTTTTCTATCTTCTTTTTGTTTTTCTCTTTCTTTTAACCCTTCTACCTCCACGCCTTTGAGCTGCATGTTGTACTGAAACTCTAGCGCCATTAATTCTTTTTTAAGCGCGACTTCTTGTTGCATTTTTTGAGTATCAATTTGAGCTTTTATTTGTTCTAACTGAGCTTGATTTTGCGTTATAGCTTGATTTTTTTGCATTTCAACTTGAGCGGCAGCTTGAGCAGCTTGTGTGTTAGATTGTGTTTGCGCTTGGATATTCTCCATTTGCAATTGTCTATCTCTCTCTTGTTTCTTTTTTCTACGTATTTTAAGTAATTGATTTGCTAATTTAATATTTTTAATTTCTCTTAAATCAATAGCATCTTCAAGCTCTATACTTTGTTGTTGTAAAGCCATTTGAATATTATTTTCAAGTCTAGCTTTTTCTTCTTCATCTGGTTGTAGTTCTATAAATATTCCAAAGTCGTATAAATGAAGTTCAGACATTTCTTCTAAGGTAGCAACGTTATGAGCGCCTATAGCTTGTATAAAAGCATCTGCAGTTGGAGAATATTCTAGTATATCAGATATTCTAAGTGATAAGCACTCGGCTATCTCAGCTGTTATAAATAATCCTGATTGTAATATGTGACGAGTTGCTGTATTAGAATTAGCTGCCGCTAGTTTTTGCACACCTACTAAAGCGTTTTTATCTGGCATACTACCATCTCTAGCTTCGTTAAGACCGGTTACATCTCTTATCATTTGTAGATAATAATTGTAATTACCTATAAGCGCTTGCATTTTATTACCACCAGATCCAGATGTAATTTCTTGAATAGGAACTTTACCAGGATTCATATCACCTTCAGAAGTAAAAGATCTACCTATAACACTACCAGTTTGGAAGAACATGTTTAAGGCTTCTTGTGGATTGTAATTAGTTCCATTACCTAAATCAACCTCCGCTAAACCATCGGCATCTAAATAAACACCATCTGGAACCATTCTTGATAACACTTGCTGTAGTTTTAAATGAGTTAATTGGATCATGTCAGCAAAACCAGTTATTCTTTTTACTAAAGATTCTATTTTACCATTATACATTCTAGGAGCACAAATAGCATAATTCATTTTTACTTTTGTAAAGTCACTCTTAGGACGCATCATGTTTTTACTCATCTCCCACTTCAATAATTTTTCAGTACCCAAAATCATAGCGCCTTCATACAAACACTCTACTGATCTTAATAATCTAGAATAACCACCTTCCATATCATTAGGTGGATTAAACGAATCATCTTTAGGTATTACTTTATCAGCCCCAGTTCCAGTTTCTTTGATTTTATATACTTCATTCATATAAGTTTTATAATTAAAATATAAAACCTGTATTTTATTATTATCTTCTTTATCAGAACTATATCTATTGTGATTACTATTTTTAGTAGTAGATTTATTTTTCATTATATCCTCAAGTTGCTCAGCTGTTAAGTGAGGAAATTGTTTTGCTAATTCGTTTACTGGTATAGATTTAACCTCACCAACGTAATATATGTCATCAAAATAAGGAGAGTCTGTATAAGAATAAACAAGGTTAGCAGGATCAACATAGTCTATAGTAACACCCTCTGAAGTATTAAAACAAGTTTTTGCAGCTCCAATACCTAACACTGTTAAATCATAATAAAATCTTTTCTTAGTTAATTCATACTTATTACCTTCAAATAAAACGTTCAACGCTTGTTCTTCTGCTAACTCTACTGCTTGCTTGTAATTAAGTTGCATGTGTATTCCTAATTCCTCTTCTGAACCAGGCAACTCCTGCATATCGCTTTCTCGCATATTAATACCAAATCTAGAATCAATCTCATTGTTGAACTCCTGCATCTGCATGTCACTAAGTATACGCTCCATGTATTGTGTTCTTTTTTCTACGCCATTTGGTGATTGAGAAAAAGCTTTTACATCATAAGTTCTTTCAGCTATACCGTTAACAACAATATCAACAAATTTAGGAATAATTGGGACTGGCGTCCAGTCTAAATTTAAATAGGACAAATCACCGTTTATAGATAACTCATCCTTATATTTTTGTATCGACTGCTCGCCTCTAGCATATAATCTTAGGCTATGGAAATTATTTTGATTGTTTCTATATCTATTATTATTTCTATCATCGTTAAACCACTCTGTCTCTATAGCTTTAGCTACTTTTAAACCATAATCGTAGCTAAGCTTTTCAGCATCGCTTACAGTTTGACTAGGAAAATAACTTTTTAACCCCATATTTATTTTATTATTTGTGAATTAAATCCAGTATTTTTATACTTGGAGATATTTATGTTTAATTTTGGTTTTTCAACTTTAACGTTTGGAGCGTATAAATGTCTATTGTTTGCCATTATAGCTAAACCAGAGCTTATAGAGGCATCGTGTTTTGTTCTTTTGTTTATATCAAATCTTGCCCAGTCATTTAACAATTCGTTAAAATATAAGTTACCAAATGTTCCATCTTGTTTCATACCAACGTGATCTTGTATATACATCTCTATCGCCGCGGCGTGTGCTTGTTTTATGTCTTCGCTAGAGTTTGGTATACCACCAACCTCTTTTTCTGCTACAGATAGTTTATTCCAAATTTTATCTGGTCTATTCATGCTAAAACCTCTATATCCTCTTCTTCTTAAATAGTATAGTAATCTAGGTTTATTGTTCTCTGCTAATATTGGCATTCCGTAAAATACTAGCGCCATTAAAACGTCTTCAAAGAATATTTCAGCCGTAGGTGGTCTTGATAAGTATTCTAAAAAGAAGCTGTTCGCAGGAGCGTCCTCCATACTAAACCTGGTTAAGCCGTGTAATGCTCCTTTAGATCCTATGCCATCTACGGTCCCTGATATATCATAAGAGTCACAACCAAATGCTCCCATGTGTTCATTACCAGGATATTTAACACCATTTTTAAGTACCACTCTATTTTGTAATCCAGATTTAGGAACCCAACTAACCTTAAATCTTCCTTTTGGATCTGGATAAAATATAACTTGAGAATCTTTAATTCCATTTACCCACTGGAAATTACCTTTTGTAATACCAAGAGTTCTGGTCATCTCCTCATTGTAATCTATCTGCTCGTATATTTTAACTAAATTAAATATACTGTTTTTTGTTTCGTCTCTAAAAGCGTGTTCTTCAGTTCTAGGAAATTGGCGATAAAACTCATTTAAAGCATCTTGATCACCCTTTAAACCTTCTGCTTCATTTTGCCAGTGATCTATTACGCCTATATCTATTAGTTCACCGTCTGGGGCAAGCACATCTGTGTCAGGAGTAGTGAATACTGGAATTCCGTACTCATCAATAAATCCTTCGTAGTTCCATTCCATTGGGATAAACAAAGAATATAGACCAGATTTTGTCTGACCATTTCTATTTCGCTTAGTGACATCTGATGCGTTGTATAGTTTTTTAAAATTTTCTCCACCTTTATCTAGTGCGTTTGAAGTAGAGCCCATCATACATTTACCAATAATTCTACTACCTAATCGTAAACATGTTTTTGTAACTCTCCAGTTATTTAAAATATTATCGGGTCTCTCCCATTTACCACTTTCATCATGTACTAATAGCGCTAGTTTCTCACCGTCATAGCTATTATCTCCAGTATTTTTCCAATCAATAGTGGTGTCTAACCCTTCTATTTCTTCCATACCATCTGTAGCCGCCATTTTCTTTCTTGTAAATTTACTAGCTGGAACTCTGTAGGCTAATTCCGATTTAGGACGGTCCATACCGTCTTGTATCGGTTTAAAAAAGAATGGATAATTGATACTAATTGGAACTACTTTGTCAGTAAACATTTTCTTAGCATCCGAACCTGTTTTAGATAGTATACCATATCTACTATCACTTGATATCGTTGCTAAATTAACTGTTTCGGCAGAACTCATAAAAGAAAATCCAGATCGTCTGTTTTTCAAATAACACATTCCATAACATCTTTTATCTGCCTTGCAGGCTTCCCAAAATATAAAGAACAATCTATTTGCTTCTCTAAAATCAGGTGCACCAACATCTATTTTACTCCACTGTAAATACATGTAATGCGTACCTACTATATAAGTTGGTTTATTATTATTCATAAACCAAAAACCTTCATCTCTTCTTTTAAACTCCTCGTCTATATAATCATACCACTGTTCTTTTTTTTCTTCTGGATAATTTCTCCAGTCAAATATGTTTTTTAAACGAGATAGTTCTTTGGGTTGATCTTGCTTGACCCACTTATTTAGCTCATGTTTGAACACTTGCCGTGGCACTCTTGGCAACGCAATTCGCAGATTTTGCAATTCAAGTATTTCGCCAATTTGACCAGTTTTTGATATAACGATAACATCATGTTCTTTATTGTATCCATATTTCCATTTTTTAGATTTATTAAGACGACTAATAGTTGTCTTTTTAATAGGTTCTATTACTTTAACTAAACTTTGTTCGTACATTACTTAGATCTACCTTCTGCGAATCCTTTAAAGACTTTTTCCTCTCTCTTTTCAGGTGTTTTTCCCTCAAGCAGGTTTTCTTCTTCTTGGATTCTGTTAAGTATTTCGAATGCGTCAAATATAGCTAGTTTTTTAGTAGCTGCGGCATTCTTTAATCTATCTGCTGATATATCGTCATCTGAATCTACAATTGCTTCTTTAGCAACTTTAATCAACTCTTCAACTGCTTTGTGCCCAGCTTGGATTATATTCTTCTTCGTCTCCTTGATATTCATATTTAATTGTAATAAAATTTGATAAAACTCGATATAGTCTTTCACCGTCTACTATAAACTCGTATTGACTACTTGGTCTAAAACCAATTAGATCATTAACCTCTACTGTACCATCCGAATATTTGACAATACCTTGAAGTGGTTTTTCAGATTCAATATTAAATTTATCTATAGCTTTTAAAGGCTTAATAAAACAATATCCTTTTGGAGCTATCCACTTGTATTTTCTTTTGTATAAAAAGATTTGATCTTGGTTTATAAAATAAGTAGATTCATTAAAATAACTTCTACTATTTTTCTCAATACCCTTCACGTTGTGCCATCTTCTAAAAACATTATGATGTACCACAACAGTATCTCCAGCTTTTATTTCCGTATGTCCCGCTATAGGTGTGGAGATAACTAATGCCTCTCTGTTTACATACTGATGATTGAAGATTTCAGTGTTAAGTATTAACTCTGAATCCCCAATCTTTTTAGTATTGTTGTATCTATCTCCTTTTGGCGTTACAACAAAGTTGTGAACGCTTTTCATTAGTACTCTAGGTTATATTCTACAGAAACAGCCATGTTTTTGTTAAAGTCTTTCCAAGGTAAAACATCTTTTTTCTTTTTAATATAAATAGAATATTTGTCGTCCTCTTCTAATATATCACAAATAGTATGACCACCGTAAACTTCTTGACCAACAGCGTAGTGCATAGCGTCGTTTTTATAGTCTTTACCTATACTAATCTTTCTTATCAGCTTCGCCATTTTCTTTTGGATAATTTATAGTACCATCTTTAATGTTGATATCTGCTGTTCCATAATCTTTTTTAAATTCTTTTTGCATTTCACCAATTTTTTCTTGTAAAGTTAATATATGGTGTGTTAGATTATGTTTTTTAGTTTCCATAGTACCAATTTCAATTTGACACCTATTAATTTCATTAATAACATTTTGAACATTATTTAATTGCTCATCAGTTATTTTTTCTGCTTTAGGTTTTAAATCTACTATTTTTTCTTTTTTTGTTTTTGTTTTTGCCATTTTTATTTAATTTAAGTTAATTTTAATTTGTTTTAATATTCGAATCCAAAGTGGAATGTAATAGGGTATTTAAGACATATTTCATCATCATCTGCTAATATTTCTTCAACTGCGTCAACTTTTATCGATGTTGAACCAGGGATTGCAGTTACCGAACCAATTTTAGCACCGTCTTGAGCTACAACTTCATCTCCTATTTGAAAACAAGCTTGAGCGTCCGTACCGTCTGTGGTTAATGTTGTTTCTACTGTTGCCGCAGCTTGACCAGATCCTTGATTAAGAGCAACTCCTGTACCAAAATCAAAAGCACCTTTAGCTATACCAGCTATAAATATTGTTTGATAACCTTCAGTACTGCCGTAAGCTGGATCTCCTTGTAATATCAATTCAGTAGACTGCGTGTTGTAAGTTGAAGCAGCATCATGAGCGATAGTAGTTAGTCCACTACCCCAAACGTTGAATCCTAGTAAATCTTCATCATCAGATCTAGTTGAGCAATCAAGATGTTTAAATCCTATAATATTTCTTCTATATCTAGCGGTGGCTCCTGCTGATGAGACAGCGGCATTTTGCGTACCAACTGTTGCTGGGGCAACACCATTTATACTTTTAGCAAAAAACAATTCTATATCATGAGCGTTTGCGTCTGCTCCGTTTGTTCCAGGCATAACTAATTGTATTGATTTTAAGCAAGCGGTTCCCTTAGGTATTTCAAAAGCTATCCAATCAAAAAGTACATCAGCATCACTAAACGCTGTTGGCCCTGCCGTAAGTTGAGGTACTTGTACCTCTGTTACATAATATTTTCCCATAATTTTATTTTTTTACTTTTTCTAGTGAGCGTCCGCCAAAATAAGCACCGATCACAGTTATTAATACTAATTGAAGTAAATCAACCCAACTGGATTTAACTTCAAAACTTAATGCACCTGCATCTATAAATATTAATAGCATGGTGCATACTATTAAAAATATTAAAGTTAATGGTCTTACGTTTTTACTTAACCATGAATCACTTTTTAAATCTGCCTCCCATCTAGCTGTAATATTTTTCTCTATTTCAACCTCGTAGTTAGCAACCAATTCTTTTATTTTTCTTTCTGCTTCGAGCTTTTCTTCTTTAGACGTGTGTAAATTATCTATAACTCCACCCACATTTTTAACTAAATCTGCAGCCCCTCCAGATAATAATTTTCCTAACATATTATTTTATTTTATTTTATTTATGCGTAGTTTGGTTTTTGTGGTGGAAGTAAAGGTTCTTTTTTCTCTTCAAACCTTGGTTTAGTCTCATAAAATACATCTCCAGTTTTTTTATGGTCGTAAGCTTTATTACCATATTCATCACGATATCCTTTAGTTAAATCATTTGGATTAAGATTTATTGGATCTCCACTACCCTCGTAATACACTTTTCCTGCACCATTCATTTTATATGCCATATTATTTCTTTTTTACTTTTTCAAACGAACTAATACCAAAACATCCTAATGTTACCCACACAAATGAATTGTAAACAACTTCGTTTATAATTAAATCTTTATCTGCTAGTATACTGGTTAATAAATCAGCGACAGCAAATAAACACATTACTACAAATGAAGCAAATCCAACCACGTTTTTTTCGTTAATTTCGTTTTTGTCTTTAAATAGACTCCACATATTATTTTTTCTTTTTCTTTTTCGTTTTAGCTTTAGCTTTAGCTTTAGCTGCTGCTGCTTTTCCTTTTTTAGTGTACGCGTATTTTTTTCCTTCTACTCTTGGCATAATATTATCTGTTTTTGTCTTTAATCATATCATCTATAGCTTTATTATAAACTTTATCTGTATACGATTTGTTTTTATAAAATACACTTCGCTCTGAAGTGGGTAAGTCCTCCTCACCTAATAGGATACGATATATCCTACTTATCATTTGAGAGCATTTCCACGAGGTTTTAAATACAGAGTACATAATAGTTGTTCTATTCCTGTGTCTCCAAGTTTCTATCCAACCCTCTCGTTTTAACCTCTCCCATCTTGCTTTATCCCACGAATATGTATAAACTCCGTTGATAAAATCGTTTCGTGTAAATCTTCCTTTACA